TTCCACCCCTGCGACGGCCCGGACACCATTGTGGTGGATGGGGAGAAGGTGAAGGGCGAGTGGGTGCAGGGCTATTTCTTTCAAATATGGGAACGAACATACATACTTTGGGGAACTACAAACGATGTCCCAAACATGATCGAAGTCCTCCCCTCCACGGTGGGGCAATGGACTGGCCTGACAGATAAGAGCGGAAAGCGGATTTTTGAGAGAGATATCCTGAAGCGGTTGATTGAATGAGTTCCCGGAGAGGTTGAGGCACGCAGAAAAAGAAGGCGCGGGGGATGACCCCGCGCCTTTATCATACATCAACGATGTACCTGTAGTATCTTCCCAATTTGTCCTTTGGAGCGTCCTTATCTTCGAGGAAGGCCTGTGCCAGATCAGCATAGAACTCAACGGAATTCCCGACCCCATGCTTTTGGGCGGCTTTTGAGTAATCACTATACATCATACAAAGTGCCATCCAGAACTGGACAGGGTCGCACGAAAAGCCGTTTTGCTCCATGACCTGCTGAGCCTGTTCAAAGGTCCAGTGTGGGCCATGAGTCCCATCCATGTTTTCCATCCGCTTGGCCCACATTTTTGCATCTTCCATCTGGAAGGGCTCCTCTTCTTCCCCACTCCATTGACAAATGGCGTTATATGCGGCATTGTACTGCGCCAACTTTACAGCGCCATTCTCGTCCATAGGAGCAGATAAAGTCTCCACGATTTTGACGGTCAGCCAGTCTTTGGCGTTCTGTCGTCCGGGAAGTGCTTTTTCCAGGGGCATAAAAGGCACCCCCGATCAAGCGTTCTCCAACTGACTCATGCAGCGCCGGATCGCCTGGCGCTCCTTTTCACTTTCGGCCTGGTCCATCAGAGCCTCCATTTGCTCCATCATGGCCTCTTTGGCATCATGGCGGCTGTATCCTCCTCGGCTGCTGTTCCCTTCGTTCGAGTATCCCTCCCGGCTGTAGTGACCCCGGACATAGTGCTTTCCGCGGTTGGCGTAGCTGGAGCCGCGTCCATAGGAACCGCGCCCATCATCCCAGTCACCGGCCTGGGAATACCCGCCGTCCTCCAGCATCTCGATCTTGTCCAGATTCTTGATGGTATCGGTCAGCTTGTGGATGATCTCCAGGTCGCCAGCGCCCATTTCGGGCTTGCGGGCAATTTCATCCAGCTCCTTGCAGAGCTTCTCTTTCAGTTCGTGCATATATTCCATGATTCAATCTCCTTTCATGCCACACGGGTAATAATCAGGCTTGCGTTCTGGAGCTCGATGGCCTGAGTGCTGATATTTTTCACGCTGACAGTTGCAGGCTTACCACGGGGGACGAGGGCAAAGGTAGCAACGCTCACATTAAACTCGTCGCTGACAGCGGCAGGGGTAACGGTAGCAGTTGCATCTCCCTGCGCCTCTCCTTCAATGGCAATAGCGATGGAGATAGCACCAGCTGTGCCACCAGCAGGGACGGCAATATTCCCGTTAAAAATCACAAGGTATCTTGCAAAGCACTGTCCATTGGATGGGCCGCTGAGCTGGACAACGCCGGAGCCCTCTCGATGATAGATACAGCCTTTTGCCGGTACGGGGGTTTCAGAAAACACCGCGTTCCCATTAGCGGCAATCTGCTGCACAAATACGTTAGTGTACTGTGCCAAAACAATCATTCCTTTCAAAAAAAGATAGCGGCGAGGCTATTGCCCCGCCGCGTTGGTGTAGTATCGGCTCGGGGCCGATCATTTTCGTGATGTCACGAAAAAGCTGCCTGTATATGGGGTTGTCAGCAGTTGCTGCAGGGGTTGCATGGCACCTGCACAGGGGTGGGCGGCTGCACCCAGTACGCCGGGGTGGGGCACTCCGCGCCGGTGCGGCGCAGGATCTCCGCCTTGTTGGCGTCCATGGCGGCCATGAGCACCGCGTTCTGGTTGCTCTGAGAGGCCGAGAGTTTCAGGGACTGATTCTCGTTCTCCAGAGCGCGGATGTAGTTCTGGTTCAGCGCGTCCAGCACGGCCCGGGCGTTGGCGTTCTGGTTGTCGATGATGTCCCGGGTGCTGTTCTGGATGGTGTTCTGAGTAGCCGCAGCGCTGGTGGCGATGTCGTACCGAACGCCCTGGATGGCGCTCTGGGTCTCGCAGCAGCAGGAAGCAAGCTGAGAAGCCAGATTGTTGAAGCCCTGCTGGGTGTTGTAGCCCAGCTGGCACACAGCGGTGTCAACCCCGTGGAAGCCATTGGTCACAGCGTCCTTGATGGAGGTCTGGCCGTTCTGGAGGCCGTTCAGCGCAAAGCCATCGTTGATGTCCGCACGGGTTGCCCAAGACTGGAAGCCGGGGCTATTCACGCCGTTGGTGCCACCGCCAAAGCCATTGCCCCAGCCGCCACCAAAAGCGCCCCAGATAAGGAATAAAATAATCCAGGCAGACCAGTCTCCACCCCACATGGAACCATTGCCGCCATAACCGCCCTGATAGGCGGGCTGTACGGGCATGGTCATCACAGCGCCGTCAGAAGAAAGACTCATTGTGTTATCTCCTTTATAGATTTATTTCAAATTCCGGCCGGAAATTTGATCCTGTAAAGAACTCTCAAGTAGTTGAGAGTAATTAGAGAGTTAGAAGGTTATTTCCCGAACATTCCACGCATCCCCTCAAACATGCCCTGCATCTGCTGGGCCTGTTTCTGTGCAGCGTCAAGCTGCTGCTGGGAGACCCGACCAGAGGATACTAACTCCTGAATCATGGCATTGGGGTCCTTCCCCCGCATCTGATTCATGAACTGCTGGAACTGCTGCATCATATTGGGCTGTCGGTTGCCGCCCATCGCCTGAAAAAAGGGGTTCATTCTGCATCCTCCTTTGTGGTGGTTTTCTTGGTTGCCTTCGGAGCCTCTTTAACCACTGTCAGTTCGTTGATACGGGCCTCCAGCGCCTCCAAACGGGACAGTGGCGCATACTCTACAGCCGGAGCTTGCGGGGGCTGTACGGGCCTCTGAGAGCGCTCCACGAGGTCATAGATTTTCATGGATGGCTTCCCGGAGGCATCTGCCTGCTTGAGATAGACCACCGGGGCGTTGCTGTCCCAGAGAGTGACAGCAGAGTTTGGCGCAACCAGATAGTTGGCCGCCTCCATCTCGTTCTGCACCCATACGATAGAGGGGGATGCCTGCTGTGCCTGCTGCATATTGGGCTGATACTGGTTCTGCCGCAGCTGCATGAGCTGGTCCGCCATAGGTGGCTGATAGGGCTGATACGGCTGATAGCCGTAGTACGGATAATTGGGCATGTCACGTCATCCTTTCCAGTAGTACAGGACCTCTTTCTCCCCGCTGTTCCAGGTGTCATACAAGGTCCCGTCAATGACGCAGACTACATGGGAGTTTAGACCCAGCAGATAGGTCCCGTTGGGGTGCGTCCTGGAAAACTCGTTGACCGTGGTACGGGGCGGCGCTGTCCTGCGCTCCAAACCGAACCGGCTGAGATAGCTCCTCCACACCTCATTGGAACTGGGCATGTCTTTCAGGAAGTACCCCTCCAGGCACAGGCCGATATAGGTAGCGTCCCAATCCTGGTCCAGCGCGGTGGAAATCGCCCTAACGGTGCAGTCTCCCACGTTCTTCCCGTATGGGTTTGGGTTGTACCGCTCAAACCGCATGGCCATTTCCCATCCCGGCCAGTGCCTCCAGGGCGACGATGTAGGACTCCAATCCGTCCTCATCTCCCTGCATCATGTACCAGGACTCCGTTTCCACCGCGCAAGCCCTGGACATGCCCGCGGCCACCATTCGATCAATCGAAGTCATAACAAACACGTCCTTTCCAACAAAAAATGGAGGGCGTGAGGGAGGGCGCCGACGTGTAGCGCCTTTTCCTCACGTCCTCCATGATTAAATTTTTGCATAAAAAAAGCCTCACTGGGTGGCGTTCCAGTGAGGCTTTGTGTTTGTTTGGTGCCTTTATGTGATTTTCCCCATTTTGATTGCCGCGCGTTCTATCTTGCGGATAATCTTAGGCATTCTACGAGATATTGTGCTTCTGTCATAAGACTTCTTAAATCGATTTCCAAGTTCCTCTGCTATTTCAATTTGTGGGATACCATCAAGCAAATAACGCGTTGCAATAAAAGTATCTTCTTCTCCAAGTGTTGCCTGTTCTATGACTTCAATCCAATCAGAGCGGAGCAAGTTATCTAGGCCGTCTGACAGCGACCTTGGTCTTGCCTTTGCGATTTTTCCGTCTCCTAATTCGTGTTCTCCGAATTGTTGCCATTTTCAATCGCCTCCAAAATGCCGGGGATATCCTCCGGCATAATATCAGAAGAAATGACGTTCCCGGCAGAATCAGTCAGACAATAAACGCCGGAGGACTCTACTGTACTGACATAATCGTATTGGAGCCACATATACGAAAAGACGCAAATAGCCGCAATAATGGATACCGCCCACGCAATAACAAGCGCTTTCATTGTCCGGCAAATCCGCTCCATGCAAACCTCATGATACGCCAAAGGCACAGTCTGTACATTCTCCTGCTCGGTTACATTAGTCTTTTCTTCCATAGGTTTCACGCTCCTTTCTTCTGGATTATATCATAGGACAGGTGCATAGGACAGGCGCACAGAAAAGATGTTTTTATAATCCGATTTTCGCCAGCACAAACGCGATCACCGCCGCCAGCACCGCCCAAATGGCCTTGTCCACAATAGCGTCCCACCGTCTCTTCGGGGCGGCCTGCTGACCCTCCTGCCATGCGACCAGCTTATTGATGTTCTTTTCCATATTGGAGAGCTGCTCGTCCAGCCTGGCCTCTCTGGCGATCTGCTCCCGCTGCCAGTCGTAGAACTTTGCGTGGAAGTCCCGGGAGTCCTCCCGCCACGCCTCCAGGTCGGCGACCCGCTTCTCCAGGAGGGCGGCGGCCGCCTTGCCGATGCAGTCCCGTTCGGGGTCGATGATACACTTCTCATCGGGCATGGTCAGCCCTCCTTTGTCTGGTTCACTTTCTCCGCCTGGGTCCCGAAGTAGAAGGCAATGATGACGGTAAACACGGTCAGGAACTGGTCCACCGCCACCATGCCGATGACGGACAGATAGGCGAAGACCAGCGTGAGAATGATGGTGACAATGCTCTTGACAGTCAGTAGTTTCATAAGGCGTTCTTTCATAATAACCACCCAATAATGTAAGTATGGTTTAACATAACGACGCGCGTTGTTATGTTTTGCGTTATGTTTTATCCAGCAGCCCCAGCCGGTCCAGAATGGTGATGGTCCGGCATAGATCCTCGCTGACATAAATCGCCCCGTTTTCATAGCCCTTGAGCACACCCTTGTCCAGGAGCTTCTGCACCGAGGGACGGTACGAAGCGGGCACGTCCTCGATGGTTTTATAGCTGACCATATCGTCCTCCAATCTGGCCTTAAAGGCCGTCCATTTGTTCTCTTCAATGAGGGGCCGGGGACAGAGCTTCCCGGTGACATCGTAGTGCCGCAGCACGTTCTCCAGGGGAATCCCATACCGGACCATGATGTCCCGCCCCAGCTCCGCCGCCGCGGCCATGGTGGCCTCGTCGATGTACCAGCCCCCGGCGGCGTCCTGGTGGCAGCACATCTCGATGCCGATGCTGTTGGCATTCCGGCACTTGGGGTGGCGGTAGCGCTTGGCCCCGCAGTGCCAGGCGGTGTCCGCCTCGGCCACGCTCTGCCAGATGGCCGCGCCCTCGCTGGCATGGCCTACGAAGTAATGGGCGCTGGCCCAGATGCCCGGAGTCCGGCTATAATACTTGGCGTTGGCCTCTGCCCCGCCGGTGGCCCCCACATAGTGGAACACCAGGAAGGAGACGGGCTGGGCCCGTCCCCTCTGGTAGTTGTCCACATGGCAGGGATAGTCCTTGTGGATGACCATTACTCGGCCACGCCCTCGGGCTCATGGAGCTCGGCCAGACCGCTCTCCTTGGCCGCCTCAAAAGCCTCCCGGTCCCCGGCGGTGAAGGCGGCGGTGAGCTCCTTGAAGCGCCGGGCCTCCTGGTGGTCGATATCATTCCCCACCAGGGCGCGGTACTCGGCCCGGGCGGCGGCCTGGTCCTCGGCCTCCCAGGCGGCCAGCTTCTCCGGGTCAGCCTGGACGCACGCCAGGTTCTCATTGCCCTTGAGGGCGTTGAGGTAGATGTCCGGGGCAAAGCTCAGGTCCCCGCCCTTCCCGGTCTCCCGGTACTCCTTTGCCACCTCAAAGATGGTCCACAGATTGTCAGTCAGAAACATAGAAACACGTCCTTTCTTTTTTATTGCATTCCATGACTGGAAATGCTATAATGCTTATGGCACCTGGCTGTTCTTGCTCTACAGCCTCCTCTACATTTGGTGCCACCCTCCCATCTGCTCGGGAGGGTTTTTTATTTTTAGGTGCCTTCTGTTAGTCCCATAATCTCATCCGCCTGCTCCTGCGTGATGACGCCCAGGCTCACGTATCTTGCAAGCTGGTCATCCCGGATATAGTACTTTTCATACCGCTCCTTGATTTTTTCAAACATGGTATCCCTCCAGTATCATAAGTTCCAGGTCCGTCATGTTTTGGCCCTGCTCGATGGTGGTCAGTTCCAGATCGGTGATGTTCTGTTGGGTGAGCTCCAGGTCTGTGTATTGCCGGGGAGAAGCTTCTGGTATGGACTCCGGTTCCTGCTCATAGGTATAGCCATTGGCGGTGCAATACTCTTCACAAAATTCTGGCGAGGATACAATCCTGTTTATTTCAACATCGTTTTTAAACAAAATATAGTTCATTCAATCACGTCCCACAAAATGATGCAGAGACCGCTTCCGCCGCTGCCCCCTCTGCCCCCTATGGTGTTACCTGAACGAGTGCCGCCGCCACCGCCGCCACCTGCACCGGTTCCACCATCTCCACCGTCATCACCTTCACTACCGCCGTTGCCGCCGTTACCAGAGAATCCCCCGGCACCTCCGCCACCGCCGCCACCACTGCGTCCCCCAGTGCCTCCACCGTTGCCGCCGCTGCCGGAGAATCCTCCTCCTCCGCCACCGCCGCCGCCGTCTGCTCCACCGACTCCGCCAATCCCGGTATAGCCGCCGCCGCCACCTCCGCCACCGCCAGAGCGTCCGCCAGAGCCGCCGTCTGCTCCAGGTCCAGCACCTCCGCCGCCTCCGCCACCGCCGTAACTGCCGCTAGTGCCGCCTGTTCCTGCTGAGGGTTGGGTGCCTGTCACAATTATGGGGTACAATTCGGCAATTGCGCCGTTGAATGCACCTGTGCCGCTCTTGATTGTCCCAGAACTGCCGCTTTTGCCGTTGGCTCCGCCGCTCCCTCCGTTACCGCCGTCACTACCACCATGGCCGCCGTTACCGTAGCCAGCATTGCTGGGAGTATAATTGCTAGCGCCGCCGCCGCCGCCACCGCCGCCAGAATTGCCACCTGCGCCACCGCCTGCGCCAGTTCCGCCGTTGCCGCCGTTTAAGCTACCATTATTGTTGTAACCGCCAGCACCGCCACCGCCGCCACCATATTCATTGCCTGTTCCACCCAGGCCGCCTTTGCCACCGAGGCCACCTGCGCCACCGCCGCCGCCAGCTCCGCCGTTGCCACCTGCACCGCCTGCCGCAGCACTAGAAGTCGAACCGGTGCCTCCTGCGCCACCTGCTGTACCACCAGCGGCGGTGGCGAGGACTCGGTTAGTTGAGGTGTCGGTAATGGTAGTCGAACCTCCAGATGCACCGCTGGATCCACCGGCACCGACTACAATTTGATATTTACGCCTTGCATTCAAGTTCACGTCTTGGATGGTTACAGTGCCAGCACCGCCACCGCCGCCTCCTGCGCCGCCTACACTGGCACTGCTGCCGCCACCTGCACCGCCTCCGCCACCGCCGCCGACGCAAATGACGGTTGCCTTGCCTGTAATTGGGCTGGTGAAATTGCCGCTCTCTTCGTATTTTGCATAGCGTCTATTAAAGATAGTCGCCCTGTTTTCTAGCGTGACCTGCTTCTCTCTCAACTTTTTCAGTGCGTCATTTGGCGTGGCAGAGCTATTCAGCCCTATCGCCGTGGCCGTGGCGTCGGTGAGCAGGTTGGCTTTGTTGAGGGGTGTACCCTCTACCGTGGCCCCATCCGCCCACTCCATATCGTAGACATTTTCCTGGCCGGAGACGGGGGTCAGCTTAATTCTGCCTGGGTATTGGCTCACTCTATCCTGCATATTATCCTTCCTTTCTCACGGCCACATGCCGCTGTAAATTGTGCCTGAGTAGACCCGGAAACTCACCATTCTGGAAAGCCACAGATCAATCAGGTGGAGGTCCCACTCAAAGGCGTTCATTTGGTCTGCGTCCACAGTGTTGTTGTAGACGATCTCCCGCCATTCCGGGATTGCGAAGTAGCAGTCCTGGAGGTAGTCCACGTTCTTCCGGATACGCTGGATATCCGACCAGAGGGGGATATCCTCCTTGGTCCAGTCTGTCTTTGTGGTGACGCCCCTGGTCCCGTATCCGTTCTCCTGGAGCCAGTCATAGAGATACCGGATATTGTACTCAATGCGGTTCAGGTCCCAGTAGTTGAGGTATTCCAGAGGGGTCCAGGTCCACTTGCTCTCCAAGCCGCAGGGGAAAGTGATGGAGTAGTCCGCCTCATTCCCAGCGGCGTCCGCTGCGTGGAGCACCACAGCATATTCGTCCGACTCTGAACGCTCCACCGTGGCCGTCCAGGTGTAGGCGGGGCCTTCTGTCCAGATAACGGGCTCCCCGTTGACTGTCCCTGTGACCGTCTCTGTGGCGTTTGGAGTGACCTTTGGCGGCTTCATGACCACCGTAATGATAAAGGTATCTCCCAGCGGTTCAGCGTCCAGAGAGGGCCGTATATGGACCGACTGGAAGGCCGGGGCCACCGTGTCCAGCAGGACCGTCCGCTCCACGGTGCTGGTGTGCCCCACGGCGTCTGTAGCCACAATGGTGAAGGAGTTGGTCCCCTCTGTCAGCGTCACCGCCTGAGAGAAAGCCCCATCCGTCACCGTCACCGGGGACTCGTTGATGGTTACGCTCACAAGGCCGCTGGCGGCGTCCGAGGCTGTACCGGAGATAGTCAGGGCCGGGTCGTTGGTAATGAGCCCGGCCGCCGGAGAAACGACCTCCAGATTCGGACCCACTGTGTCGATGTTCCAGCTCAGGGACACGGGTGTGGCGGCGTTCCCTGCCAAGTCAGAGACCGAGATGGTGACCGAGTGCGCCCCATCAGAAAGCGCCGCTGGAGGCGTGTAGGTACAGGCATATCCGTTCCCGCTGGCCGTGCACACCATGCCAGGAGACGTGCTCACAAAGGTCTCACCATCCAGCACAAAGGCCAGACTGTCCAAGTCTATCCCGGACCCGTTCTCTTCATCTGTCAGGGTGAAAACTACAGGCGTCTGGGCGTTGGTGTACCAGCTCCCCTCCGTGGGGGAAGTAATGGCAACTACAGGCGAGATAATCTCCCACCGGACATCGGCAGTGGCCTCCACCTCCGCCTGATAGCCTCCGCTGTTGATGGCCCGGACCAGAATGGGAACATCGTCCTGGGGGGTGGAGGGGGCTGTAACGGTTGCCTTGTAGAGCCCGGTGGCAGAGTCCAGGGCCATGTCATACCAGGTCCCATTGAATTGGACCCGGACGCTGGTTAGGGCCATGGCCACACCTCCTGCCCGCTGTTGACCATTCCGGCATAGGGCCAGGTATATTCCAGCGTGGCCAGAACCTCTGTCACCGGCACAGAAATGGTGATAGGCTGGTTGATGGATATGATCTCAGGGGAGATGGAGACCGCCCCAACCGATGGAATTGTAGCCTGAAAGGACATGCTCAGCCCCCCTTATCCCAGTAAATCACCACACAGCCGGAGGCCCCTGGGGTTCCGGGAGTTCCGTCCGTCGGATAGTTATCAATGACGAGCTTGCTCCCAGCAGGAAACCCATCCGAATCATACCGCTGTTCGTAATGCCGGTTTCCCTTGATGCCGCCGATGCCTTTTACCCCTCCATCTCCTGTGTTTGGAATTGGGACTGGTACGCCATCTCTGGCATAGGCGTTCCCGCTGGTTATGTCGGTGTAGTTCGGGGAGAAGTTCTGCCCGTTGGCGCTGGAGTACTGCCCAAAGGTGGTGGCGGTGCCATCTTGTCCAATTCCTCCACCCTGTCCGATGGTGACTTCAAAGACCTGCTCCGGATTGATGGTGATGGTTCCGGCCCATACCAGACCGCCCTCGCCGTCCGTTCCGTCGGTCCCAGCGGCGTCCCAGGTTCCATTTGTCCCGCTGGAACCACCGGAACCTCCGCCTACCAGGATGACCCGCAGGGTGGTCCCCGCCTCCGCGGGAGCAGTCCATGTGCCGCTTTCAGTAATGACCGTCCTGCCCTCAAACAAGAAAGCACCGTCCGCCTGGAGGAATACGCTCCCGCAGTTCATCAAAACCCCGTTATTTAGGGAGAAGGTCTGCTGGATACGACGCCCGGTAACTGCGCCAGATTCGTCTAGCCAAATGGTGTCTACATCTCCAACTTCGGCGGTCATATCTCCGCGTCCAGTCACTTCCAATTTATTGCCGCCATAAGCCGCAAGGATCATTCTTGCCGCCGTCAATGCTTGTTCACTTGTTTTGATAAAGGGATTCGTAACTGTCTTTGTCTCACTGGAGGCGGTAGAGTTACCAGACACCACTACTTGTGTCTCGTTTCCATCGTTCAGGGTGAAAATTACTGCCGCAAGGTCACTGTTCGCTTTCATGATCGGGTAGCTATTCATATTGTCCAGAATCAGCTTGTGCCCCTGGTCCCATAACGGCTCTACTGCAAGCCTTCCTGTCTCTGCATCAGCCCGTGGGAATGTCCCAGTTGCCATACACACGTCCAGAAGCAGTTCCCCGCATTTCAGACCTACCACATCGGAGGATTGGCGGACTGTCAACGGCATGGAAGAATAGTCTGGGTCTACCGTATAGAAATCAGAGAAGTTTTCCCCAAGTTGGGACGCAAGTGCCTCTACCCAACCCTCTAGGGTGGTGGGCAGGGAATCCGGAGGGATAAATTCCCGGTCCTGCAATAGCCCAACAATGTCTACCAGGTCCCATTGGAAAGTGATTCCATTGTCACCCGTCTTCCATCCGCCGGAGTACTGATAGAACCGACCCAGCCGCTTGTATTCAACAGAATTGTCCGGAAGTAGGACCCCCATCTGAACGTCGATGTTTTGCCGCTCCTCGATACTCTGAAAAACGCCGGATTTGTTCCTGGGCTCAAAGCGGCGGTCTAGGTTGTCAATTTTTACACTGCATGTCCCGTAAGGAATGGTCAGACAGGAGACGTCTGCTTGATGCTTCACAGAAAACTCGGCGATCTGGTCCCCAGTCCAATCCTCATAGACGCCAGGAACAATCTCCACCACCCGCAGCCGACGGTCGCTCCGGCTCCATTTGCTCACCGTTATCCGGATAGCGTCCGGCGCAATGACTGTAAACCCATCCAGAGAGATGTGGTCTGCTGTGTTCCCTGTGAAAGTCTTGGTATAATAGGCTGTGCCACTCTGGAAGATCTCCACCTTGAACGTGTCTGGAACGCCATCATATTCCGCGGTCGGGAAATAAACTGAGCATGCTTGCAGGATGGATACGTTCTCAAATTGGATTTCAACCCAAACTTCTGGAGAAAACACACCATTTTCTCCGGATAATACATCGCCAATGAATCCGGCCTGTTCCTTTAGTTGTGAAGGAGAATCGGGGAAAAGCTGCATAGTCCCGTCTAATATCCATCGGTCGGTCTCCAATGTCCCATGTGGAACGAGGTCAAAAACCTTGTCTCTAACCTGCTCTTTGACACAAACATCAGAGGCGATTCCACTGTAAGCGATGGTCCCAAAAGTGAGGTCAGGGTCCGAAATGTCAACGATGACCTTGAGATAAATCCGCCTGGTGTCGGCTACAATGGCCTCCTGATAGGCGGCGGTGGAGCTAATCACTGGGCCGCACCTCCCGGAGCTCCAGGGCGAAGTCACCCCACATGGGAACAGGGGCCAGCACGTCCCCGCTAGGGGCCAGACGGCTCCACATGAATTTCGGATAGGTGAAGGAGGTCACCAGAAAATCGGAGTAGGTCAGGGCCTGCGACGAATTCGGCGGCAAAAACCCGCATCGTATAGACTGACCCTGTCCCTTCTGGCAGACCGCTATCAGATCATTCTTCTCCGAATCAGAAAAGAAACCATATTGATATGAGACATACCAGACATTCCCACGCAGCTCTCGGACCATCCTGCCCGTGACCATTTCCACGTCCACGGAGAGAGGCCGGCGCTCCACAGAATAGCCTCCCCTTTTGCTCTCCGGCAAAGAGAGATTGTATCCATCCGTGTCCAATATCAGTTGTGTCACAGTATCACCTCACGACGGGCTCAGAATGGGAGTACCGTTAGCCTTTGCATAGTCCACCATTGGCTGGAATGTATAGGAGGCCAGTTTTGTATAATCCGGGAACAACAAATTAAAGGTATAAGATGCCGCGCCCCCTGTGCTCTGTACTGCGGATGAAATCCCGTTGACCATACCAGACGAAGCAATGCCGAGGCCAGAGGACGCAAAGTCAACATTTGCGGTTCCGAAGTCCATACCGCCTTCAATGTCCCGACGGATTCGGTCAAATTCTTCGGAAAACCCTGTCCCGAAACCTTGCGCATCATATTTGCCTATTTGCGCCCACTTCTTTGAAGGACTATTTATCTCTTCGTGTTTCTCAACGCCGCCAAAAAGACTATCAAAAAATCCTCCGACTTTTTCTCCAATCCATCCAAACATACTGGAAATTCCTTCCCATAAGCCCTGTACAATGTTCTTGCCGACATCGACAATTCCGCCCATGAGGTTTCCGATCCCGTCGATGATGGCGTCGATGATTTCTGGCAGGTTGGACACCAGCTCCGGGATATTGGAGGCGATGCCCTCCCAGAACTCCTGAAGTAGTGCCACACCGGACTCAATGATATCCGGGAATGCGTCAGCGATACCCCCTGTGAATGCGGAGATAATATCCGGGAGGGCGGCAACCATCCGGGGAATCGCGTCGATAATACCGGAGACCAGATTCAGGAGAATGTCGATTCCAGCTTCAATGATAGCGGGGAGATTATCTGTGATAAATTGGATAAACGACGTGATGATTTTTGGAAGTGATTCCAGCATCACCGGGATGGAAGCAATAATACCATTGACAAGGGAATTGATGATCTCCACACCTTGATCCAGAATAGAAGGGAGATTATCTGTAATAAACTGAACAAATGCGTTGATGATTTCCGGGAGCCTGGCCACCATTTCCGGAAGCCCGGTTTCAATCCCAGAAGTCAGTTGGCTCAGCATTTGCCTACCAGATTCCATAATGGATGGGAGCGCATTTGATATGCTAGAAACAAGTGTACCGACGATTTTCGGGACAGATGCCGCAAGCTGGGGAAGCGCATTCATGATTCCCTGTACCAGTCCAACCAGGAGCTGCGCACCTGCGCTAACAACGCCAGGAAGCGCCTGCACGATCATCTGAGGGATGGTGTCAGTTATAACCGGGGCCATTTGTGTAATTGCAGACCCGATACCAGACAATATCTGCTGCGCACGGGGAATAATATTTCCTGCCGCTGTTGCCGCGCTGTCCACAAAATCGTTTATTAACTTGTCTAGGTCTGCATTTTCGTCTGCAATGCCCGTAACAAGGTTCGACCATGCGGCCTTCGCCATGCCAACGGACCCCTCGATGGTCGTTGCTGCTTCCGCTGCTGTTGTCCCTGTGATCCCCATGTTTTCCTGAACAGCATGGATGGCAGTAATCACATCAGAAAATTTGGATGGGTCTAGGGCCTGCCCGGTCAACTTTTCCGCATCATCGACTAGCCGCTCAAGCTCTGCTTTGGTGCCGCCATACCCGAGCTTCAGGTTGTCCAGCATGGCATAGTTGCCACGCATAAGGGATTGATAGGTAGCCTGTATAGACTCAATGTCCGTTCCCATTTTGTTGGCGTTGTCGGACATGTCCATGATGGCCTGATTGGCGTACTCTGCTGCTGCTTCTGTATCTCCGCCTAAAGACTGAATCAGAGAGGCAGAAAAAGCTGTGGCCTGCTGCATATATGTATTCGCAGACACACCAGCAGTCTTGTATGCGTTCGCAGCATATTCTTGGATGGTATCAGAGGCGTCCTTGAACAGCGTGTCAACGCCGCCGACAAGTTGCTCATACTCCGCGTACTGGTCAATAGATGCCTTGGTGAGCGCCGCAACTCCGGTAGCTGCCGCAGTAAGAGCCGCCGCCCCAACCTTTGCTGCCGTAGCGAGGCCGGTTTTTAATTTATCCGCAAAATTTGATGTGTTTTTTCTTGCTTCGTCAAGCCCGCTGTCATAATCACTGGTGTCCAGTGTGATTTTTGCAAATAGATCAAACAGGTTCAGCTTTGCTCACCACCTTCAATCCGGCTTTTTTGATAACATCCGCAACAATCTGCTCGCCGGTTCTGGTTTCCCGCTTTTTGGGTTGTATTGCGTCATACCAACGCGTCGATGGGTATATCCCATATCCAGCCGGGGCTACATTTTTGCAAATCATCTGCAAGGAGTCCGTCACATACGCCCGGTAAACCATCTCCTTTTGGTCATGCTCCCAACGGGAGGCAGCGTACCGGACAAATGCTTTTACTTGACGGGGGCCTCTGTATTCTCCAGCGCAGAGCCAGAGGAGGTTCCGCTCTGCGCTGAGATAAAAAGCGCTCCAAACGCTTCATCGGTCAGCAAGTCCACAGTATCCTTGATAAGCTTTACCAGGTTCATCGTGCCCGCATATTCATCGGCAGGCGTTCCCTCGATAGCCGCCAAAATGGCGATAATATCTTCCTTGTGGCCCTTCAAAAGGGCGGGTGCGGACTTTCTGGCCCGCTGCAACAGGAATTTCTTGGCCGTCATACCTTCGGGTAGCTTCTCCCGCTTGAACAGCGCAGACGCTTCTTCGTCCTCCGCGATATTTGCAATCGGGTCAATGATGTCAGCGATCACTTCAAGGGTTCGTTCGCCTTTGATGTCAGAAAGTCTCATTTATTCCTCCGGCTCCGCAGTCCCGGCCTTGACATACACTTCAAACGGGACAGTATCCTGTGCGTCGATGGAATAGTGGCCGGTGAACTCAAAAGAAAACTGACCCTTCGCGCGGTTTCCGCTCTGGAGCTGGAAACCGCCAGTACTCAGACCGTTCAGCATGTGGATTGCCACGTACCCGCCGTTTGTGTTTCCGTTTTTGTCGGAATAGTCGCCTACCCACCAGATGTCCGAAAAATCGGTCTCCAGAACGTCATTGCGGGGCGTAACCTTTGTCTTATCGCCGGTGCCGATATCCGCCGCGCCAATCAACGTCTTTGCAAGAGCAGTGTCCACGGTGATAAATGTGCCGGACATGGTGACTTCCCAGCTGTCCAGCTTTTTCAATTCCAGAACGTTGACCGGGCAGTTGTCAATGTCCTCGCCAAAGTCTGAATATGTAGGCGTGGCGGTGAAGTTCACGCCGCCGGAAGTCGCACCCAGAATGTCAGTTTCCTCAACAGTCCCAGTACCAGGGGTAAAGTTAGACAGCAAGATACCGGCATTGAGCTGCAAGGTCTGAAATGCTGTCTCGGGAATTCGAGTAAATTTCATGTTGTCTCTCCTTTCAGTTTGGAGTCAGGTATTCGGCGGTCACATTGAGATACCGCCGTTTGATTCGTGTGTCTGTATTGTCCGTCAGGCTTTGCGCCCAGGGAGAGCCGCGCTTAAACCAAATAGCCCCGTCATCACAGGGGACAAGCACGCCGCTCATTCCAATAGCACTTGAAATCTCACGCACCTTTGCGTTCGGAGCAGCCTCGGACGTGGTGTAGTACCAGAGATTGACCGTTAAGCCAACCTCCCCTTCTTCCCATGCCCCGGTAATCAGTTCATAGGTCAAATAGGGCATTTCAACGCCTGGCTCTCCTTCTGGAACAGCGGACGCGGCGTAGGACGGCAGAAACTGCTCAAAAAACGCCTGCAAAGCGGCTTCTTTTGTCATAGTGCACCAGCCTCCTGCCACGCCCTGTAGATTTTCGGGCCTTGCAGAGCGAACCAGTCCACCATCTCCTCGTTTTTTGCCCATGACCCATCAATTCCAAGGGCACTGGACGCAAGGCCGCTTTCATCAAAAAACGCATGAACAATTTCGTGCCTAATCGTCTGCTTTTGCGATATTTCAATGGTTTCTTTTGGCTCGTGCTCCCATCCCTTGTATGTGGACATATCGCACACGACAATCTCCTTGATGTGCCCATCGCAGTACCCATCAATGCTCAACCGCTCAAAGGCTTCATCTTCGTCATACTTTTTGACTGTAATGGTGTATTCGGTTCCCAGAATGTTGATTGTCATGACGGCAGCGCCCTCTTTTCCGCAGTAAAGTATTTCAGTGAGAACGAGGCAGACTTGGGGCTTTCCTTGTCCGATGGCTCCGAAGTGACCCGATAGGTGTCGCCCGTTGTCTCGTCCCGGAAGTAGTCGTTGTACTCAATTGGCACAGCCTTGTCCACCAGAGCGGAATACAGGCTGGTGACGCCCTCTTTCTCCGCTCTCCGGGCCTCCATGGAGGTGTCCAGGGCCTGGTAGTTCATAAACTCCGCCCCGTCAGTCCATTCCACCGTGTACCCACCCTCACCATCCGGCCTGCGGGTCTTTTCCAGCAGTACACAGGGGCGGGCAAAATCATCAAGCAAACTCACTTCTTCACCTCCACGGACTATCTTCATGCGGCAGCGGCGGCGTCATGTGCGGGTTTGGATTTGCATACTGCCAGCTGCCCGCCGGTTTCTTCCAGTGGGCCAACTGTGCGGAAAACACGTCCCGCCAGCCCACGGCCATCCCTTTGGAGTTGGTCGCCTTGGAATAGCTGTATCCGCCGAAACTCTCGCTAGTATACGGGCCGCTGTCTCCGTTCTTGGTCTGCCATGCTGTGATTTCATCCACAGTGGACAGCAGCGCTTTCGGGATCGCCAGCGCCCATACAGAGCCGTCAAAGGTTTCGTCCGTCATCTCCAAGGCGTCCGAATACTGGT